TAATGTAACCCCAAACCAATGGGACAATGCAAAGAAAGATATGGTGGATCACCCGCCTCATTACAACGAGGGTGGCTTGGAGTGTATAGACTACATCAAGCAGCAATTAGGCGATCAGTTTCCATCTTATTTAGAAGGCTCAATAATTAAGTATATACACAGGCATAAGTACAAGGATGCAAACATCCAAGACTTAGAAAAAGCCAGGTGGTACTTAAATAGGTTAATAGAACATTACGAAAATTTATAACGAGGTATGGATATGAATTTAGGAGACTTTGACGATCCAATCCTTCAAGAAAGGAATGGTAGAAAACCTGTCTATATGGATAGAGTTTTAGTGTCTGACTTTATTAAATTTTGTCGTACAGCAAATAAAGATCCACATAGCGTTGCTGAATACCTATTAAAACTAGGTATTCACACCGCTAATAAGGATGATGTTTGTATAGATATTAATAACTTATAATTATCTATTAGCTACGATGCTATGAATGTGTTGGCTCACAACATTAGCGTTGCCTATCGCTTTCTCTTTATGGATATGTGCATATCTTTGAGTGGTCGCTACATCTGAGTGGCCCAATAGATTACCAACCTCTGATAAATTAACTTTCTCTAATGACCATGAGGCATACGAATGTCTGATGTCATGTAGTCTTGCATCCTCGCACCCAACCTCTTTGCGTATGACATCCCATACATATCTGGGTGAATCTATGTCAAAGATTCTCTCTCCCACGCGCTCACACTTGTCTAATATCTTTTGCACCCCGGGAGTAATAAAGATAATACGATCCTCGCCTGAGTGATCGGTCTTATGATCTTTAATAACCAACGCATTGCCTTTGATATCAGACCACTTAGCGTTTCTAATCTCACCCACACGCGCCCCAGTATAAATAAGCATCCATAGAAAGTTGCAACCTTGCTTGTATCTTGCTTTATTGCCTAAACGATCAAGCTGCTCAGTAATGGCAATCAGCTCCTCGTTGGTCAAATAGCGTTTGCGTTTAATCTCACGATTTTTACCAATGTTTAATGCCGGGTTGTTTTCTAGGTAGCTAAAGGTAATAGCCAAGTTAAACATAGCCTTGAGGATAGAAAGACATTTATTGGAGGTATAAGGAGATCTATCAGACACATCGAAGTGTAGCTGTGCTATGTCACCTCTGATGATGCTGTTTATCTCTCTATCGCCAAGAGCTAATCGGATGTCGTTGTCATAAAACTGTTTAATGCGTTTAACAGTCTTAGCACCACGCCTGTTTAAATCTTTTGTGTATAAATCAAATAATTCGTTAAGTGTCATACTAGGTGTCATACTTCCACCTCTATGTGCATTTGGTCAACATACTCTTGACACTTTTCAAAGTTACCTTGTGCGTGTTCATTGATGGCTTTTCTAAGTAGGCCCAAATCAATGTTGCCATAGATTATTTCTGTCAACCAACCTGTAGAACCATGATAATCATACTCATCAAAAAAGTTATCTACAGCCTCAAATGTAATACCTTTAAACATTGTCTATTTCCATGTTTTGTAAAATGTGTGCAATAACTTCTATAGTCCAACCATTGCCAAGCATTTTATAACGCTGAGTGTTGCTGACATAATTGGTGTAATTATCAGGAACAGTTTGCAATCTCTCGCACTCTAAGGGTGTTAGCTTTCGCCAATAGACTTCATCTTTGGTTAAAACATTATCTTTTTGAACTGTAGTAATAGTATTGGTCTTTTCGTCTTTGCGTAATTCTAACTTTTGACTTATTGAACCATCCTCGTTATATCTGCCACGATAGGCCCCTGAGACAACTTTCGGTTCTGTATTACCACCACCACAAGTAGTAACAGTTGGAGACTTACCATCAGGCGAATAGACACGCTTTAATATATCGTGTCCATTGACATCAACTGCTGTGCCTATGTGTTGAGGTTTATCGCTTTTCATTACTTTGGGACTGTCTGATCTTGCTAGTAATGTAGGTGATTTGCCTTCTTTGGAATAAACCCTTCTTTGCCTTTCATTATCTTTTAATACATCTTTTGGTATGTCATGTATTTTTTGAGGTTTATCGCTAGTTTCTACCAACATATTGCCATTCCCTGCTGTACCACCACTTTGTGCAGAAATAGATATACCTTTTCCATCTTTAGAATAAATACGATTGCCTTGACCACCATCTTTAATAGTGCCAACTCGCTGAGGCACTAAAGTCATACCATTATTACCTGCACCCTTATACATAGTTGCAGTCATGCAAAGCGATTTATCATCAAGCTGCTTAAGGTGTCTAGCATTACGCTCTGTTTGTTTTACAGGTTTGTGCTTGTCACCCACATAACCATTGGCATAACCATGAGTACCTGCACATATTGTTCCAGATTTTTTATCTGAGTTATGTATGGTGTTAGCTTGGCTTTTATAGTTAGGGTTAAGTTGATTACCACCTTTGTAGTTCTTTTGCATATTGTCACCAACATAATGTTCTGAACCAACTTGGTCTTCTAATATGTCGCGCAACACTATGCCTCGCTCTTCAGGTTGCTCAATCCCGGGAATGTTAGTCCAATAGTAACGCTGTCTTGACTGTGCGCTAACCAAAGAGCTGTTAATAAAGATAGGTTCAACTCCCATGTACTCAGAAATAATATCTAAGTATTCTTTTTTCATTCTTACATTTTCTAATAAAAAATATTTCGGCTGTAAGTATGAGATAGCTTTGTGAAACTCAAAGAACAATGCAGACCTTGGATCATCAAATGCCAACTGTTTACCTGCAAAGCTAAATCCTTGACAAGGTGAACCACCCATAACCAAATCAATCTTCGGCAAGGTAGATAAATCTAACTTGGTAATATCACCGACTTGAATAATGTCAGGATAGTTAGCTTGGCTAACTTGGATGGCATACTTATCAATCTCACTTGCGTAATAGTTATCTACTTTGATTCCTAAACGATCCAAAGCAATCATTCCACAAGACATTCCGTCAAATAAACTTAATACATTCATAATATCTCCCTATAGTGTATTAGTGTAGTTTAAGGGGTTTTGTTTTTTATTGCAAATCTTTCAGTATGTCTTTGATGTTCTTGACAGCATCGTTGTTTTTCATGTGTTCATCAGCGATGGTTAGTTGGCCCTTATCTATAGGTTTAGAAAACACCACATTTCTGTGGGTTATAGAAACAAAAGCAAACACATCTATCTCATTATCTTTGTATTTTCTGTGTGCAACTCTTTGACCTTTACGCATATCAAAACGCCAATTCTCTCTGTGTTCTTCTATTTTAGATTGAGTTTTTACCTGGCACTTATACAGCTTTAGGTTGTGTTCAAAGATGATGTCTGCGGATGCGTTGTGTGGAACGATGGTTACTGTGTCAGAAACTTGAGAGAGGATTGCTGCTGTGAGATATTCACCAAAACGACCAACTCGTTCTGTTGCAAGGGGCATGGGTTAGTTCTTTTTATTGTCTCTTAAACTGTCCAATAATTGTTGTGTTGAAAGTGATCCAAATTGACCTGATGAATATGGAATAGATTGTTGTGCTCCACGACTAGCAATATCAATACCTTCTCTTAGTAAAATGTTGGTAGCTGGATTTTGTAAAGCTCCTAAATATGTAGCCATACCCATTCCAACAGGAGTCAATGTGCCTGTTCCTGCCCCAATTCCTGCGCCACCACTTAAAAGTCCATAACCTAAAATGCTTCTTGGAAAAGTCCCACTTTCTGGTAATGTTCTTCCTAAAACTTCTTGACCTAATTCAGCATATTCTTGTAATGGTGCTTCGCCTTTTTTAAACTGTACTTTAGATCTTGTTTTGTCAGCCTGTTTAATAGCTGCTCTAAGTTGAGCAGGTGTATATAACTCATCAGCAGATTTAATAACTGCTTCTCCTAAAGTTTGTACTTGTTGATAAGCAGTATCTACTTGTTTAAGTTTGCCAATATTTATAGTGTTGCCTTCAACAACATCTCTTATTTGTTTTAAAACTTCGGCTTCGTCTAATATATCTACATTATCTGATTTTGATTTTGCAGTAATATCTCTTTTTATTTTTTGTAATAATTTTTGAACATCATTACCTTTAAGGTTTGTTCT